GTATGTTCCTCCGACCCGTGTATCTCCAGCAGCCCCCTGCTTGGTTTTCTTCACGAATCTTGGTCGGTGCAGGTGAAATGCTAACACCTGCCTTTCGCCACAAACATAACATTACACACGTGATCAACTGTGCATTTCCAGATGACTCGCCTTTTTGGTTTCGAAATGCCTATCCAAATAACTATTTGGTGTTGAATGCGTTTGACTCAGCGAATGTGAACATTTTGGACTGGTATCCAAAGTTTGAAGAAGTCTTGACAGCGTTTTTGCGTGATCCCGGATTGGGCACGGTGTTTGTGCATTGTCAATGCGGAATTAATCGGTCAGCATTCCTGACTCTGACCTACGTTACGACACATTATGGTTGGAACTATGAACAAACATTTGCACTGTTGAAACGGCAACGACCTTGTATGTTTACAAATCCAGTCTTCAGGAAGCAAACGGAAGAGTTTGTAAATGGACGTCTTCAGAATTCGAAAGACGAGGGAGCTGGGAGGGAGCGGATCGTCGATGGGGACTCTGGACTCAGTCCATCAGGAACAAGTGCAGGGTCTGCGTGATTCGGGATCCAAACAGGTTGAACTGCAAGCAAAACTGGCTGAACTTCGAAGTCAACGTGAAAAGCTGAGCACATCAACTGAACTGACAGAGATTGTCAAGTGCTCCCAGGTGGATTCGCAGATTCGCGAGACAGAACAGGAACTTTCTAGGGCAAACCCCGTTGAGGATTACTATATGAAAAATATGGACATCCTGATGGATTATTACGGGAAGGAGTCAGGTCCTTCCCAGTCTGCCCCGCTCCCAAAAGAAACCAATACCTTCCTTAAATTCTTTGTCGCAAATACGCCCGCCGTGGATGCCGGATTATCAAAGAAGCAGATCTTTGACGAGTACGTTGCGCGGATGAAGCTGTCCAACGGACCTGAAGCGACTCAGCTCCTGACGGAACACTGCTCTGCCTGTAACGTCGCGCGAGAAGAGATTAGTTCGGAAGGTATTTTGGTGTGCCCTAGTTGCGGGTCTGAAGAGTATGCGCTTGTGGTGAGCGATTTCCCAAGCTTCCGTGACCCGCCAAAAGAGCGGAACAACTACGCATACAAGAAGATTAACCATCTTAATGAGATCCTTAATCAATTCCAGGCGAAGGAATCGACCATTATTCCCGAGGAGGTGATGAATGAGGTTGTGCTGGAGATCAAGAAGCGCCGTATCGACAATATTGCGGACCTGTCTGAGGAAGATACGCGTCAGATCCTGAAGAAGCTTGGTCGGTCCAAGTACTACGAGCACCGTGCTCACATCCTGAGCCGTCTGAATGGAAATCCACCTCCGACCATCACCCCGGAGATCGAGGAAAAGGTCCGAGCAATGTTTCAGGAAATTCAGGCACCATTTTTGCTGTATTGTCCTAACGATCGTACGAACTTTCTTTCGTACTCGTATATCCTGTACAAGTTCTTTGAGCTGCTGGACTTGGACGAGTATAAAGTATTCTTTCCTTTGTTAAAAAGTCGCGACCGCTTAATCGCTCACGATCAGATCTGGAAGAAGATATGCGACTACCTGAACTGGGAATTTATTCAGAGTGTATAAACAAATGTCCAGAGAGGTCCAGTTTGAAAAACTCGCACCCGGTAGTCCATATATCATTTATGAAGGAGGATGGGACAACCCAATCATCGGGATATTCAAAGAGTATCAAAAAGACGGTGAGCGGACGACGGCGATCTTTGATAGGGTCGAGGAACTTAATGACAATGAACAACTCGGGTACGAGAACGGAAGACCGTTTGATCCTGAAGAAACCCGATTTTTTCTCGACCTTTCCCACATCATGCGAGTAACCAATAAGAAGGCAGTCGATCAAACGGTTCGTCATATCTACGAGACGAAAACAGGACAAGATTCTGCACCTGGATCCGGACCTGCCGATATCATCCGTAAGTTCATGAAAGCCACACCTCCTAAGAACGCAATGGGTGGACGTCGTACATGGAAGCACAAGCGTCGTGCACGGGTCACAAGGACCCTCCGGGTCCGTAAAACTCGTCGTCGCGTATAATAAAGATGGTAAACAAGGAGTACCAGCAGTTCAATATAGACTATCGCCGCCCTCAGGTCTTGCGGTATGCTATGCCCGGTGCTAAGCCTTACGCTCCGCACGACGATGAGCGTTGGGTAAGAGTGGAGGTTGTGGGACCGACAAATGAAAATATGCCAGGCGAATTTAGCCTTAGGATGCCTTACAACGATGAAAATCCTGGACCTGGCTGGTATGTGATCGGCAATATACAAAAATCCAGCGTTTATCCTCTGGGTAACACCCCGGCAGAAGCGACCAAAAAAATCGAGGACCTCAGGCGCGCGGGCAGGCTCGCCAAAAGAACGGGCAATGACGAGGCTGCAATGGAACGATGGACTGGAAAAGAACAGGGAGGTCGTCACCGTAAGACGAAGAAGTCCAAGCGTCGTGCGCGCAAAACTCGTCGCCACCACTGATTACTTTTGCTCGTGAAACACTCCATTCTGATAGTAGTTGTAGGATGGACAGTGTGCGTCGCCATCAATGCACCGAATGAATCGCTCCAGACGAGACTTTGGATACATCTTTGACTTCTCGATTGCCTCCTCCTTGGTCAGAAGGAAGATGACGATATCCTCCCACTCCATTCCGTCGCAGCAGAGAACATACAGTTGCTTATTAGAATCCATTCTACCTAGGACTGTGTAGGTACATTTGTTTCCATTTTAAACCGTGCCAATCGCAGTTCCCTGAGTTCCTCGGGTGTTGGTTGCTTCACTGTCGCTTGCGCGCCCTCTACCACATTCCCTTCTAGCTCACACATCTGAGTCCACTGTTCCTTCGTGATGTTCTGAAAGGTCTTTTGACAGATGCTCAGATCCTTGGCAGTCTTCTTGCCCATATGGCGCACATAGTCGCAGTTGGTCATCACAACATACTTCTCCCACGGTCCCGTGCGCATACACAGAGCGTAGAAGGTTGAGAGCTGGGACCACGTAACAATCGTCTTGCTCTTGTGACCAGTGTGCTTCTTGTACTTGCACTGGACTGCCGTATACTTGCCATCCTTTTCACAGATGATGTCAATGCCCATATCTTGCCTCTTCAAACTCAACGTTTCCAAAATCTCTGTGGGCACATCTTCAAGCCTCCAGACATTCGGGTACTTCCTTACGTGCTTCAAATAGAGTACACAAAACTCTTCAAAGATATCACCACGAATCTTCTTGTTGGCTCGCACACGCATCTCTGTGAACGTGTGAGCCGGTTGTTCATACCACTTCTGACACTCGGCAATAAACTCGTCAAAGAGATTAGCCGGAGAGCGAAGAAAGATTTGATGGAGATTCATTGTAGTCAAAAAGTAAGTAAATGAGTGAATAGAATCCGTTTTACACATAAGCGACACAGTAACCAAAAAATGGACTACTACACTACGATCAATACAACTGCTCGTGAGCTGCGTGGGTATGCCGCAAAGGAGATCCACATGAACTTTGGTGAGGGCTATTTTCGGTACTGGGCGGAAGATGAGGGCGGTGTTGCGATTGCCAAGGAGTACCAGGTGACGTTCAGGAAGCACTTTGGTGATCGCATCACTGGCGAGATTGACGACGCACTCTATGCCGCTGGGCGTTCGGTTGGATACCTGATGGTCTCCCTTTTTGATTCCGACACGGATATCGACGACATTGTTCGGATCGTGACGTCATTCATCAATGAGCAGGTCACTAACATGGAGCACTGGTGCGATCATCTGTGCAACTCATTCCTACATTAAGAGGATTAGTCATCAATGTCATAACCATCAACGTGTGTAGATGCATAACAATCTGGGGAGTAATGGCTCGTCCGACCACAACGATAACACGCTCCTGTCTTCTTTTTAGGAGATATCTTACCATATACAATTGGATTTGATGTGCATCGTCGCTCATGTGCAAGTGCCCGTGTCATACTGGTGAATGTCTTATCACAGTGGTCACAACCCCATTCCTCTTCCTCTCGCACCCATACTACTTCGACCTTTGAAGGACACTTGTTTGCAAAGTGCCCAGACTGCCCACACGCATAACACTTGTCAGTATTTCCTACGATCTCGCGCTCAAGCACTGCCTTGGTCGCGTCATCAAGAACTGACTGTGTGTATGCGCCACCACGAACATTATCTACGCCATACTTCTTCATAAGGTCTTTCGTAGTATTTGTTTCGTCGTGTTCACCGTTCAGCTTTCTAATCTCTAAAATCTTGACTGGTTTGTGAATCTTCGTCCACACCGCCCCGTTCCCATTTTTGTGTGCCAGATACCGCGTGTCCGGATCATCACTCTTTCCAACGTAGTACTTCCCGCTCTGGAGCTGAAGAGTGTAGAGGTATGCCATCTTAACCTAAAAAGTAAGTAATTGATCTGATCAAATCCATTTTAGACGGTGTTGATCTTGCGATCGAGTTCAACCACGGCTTCGTAGATCGCAAGAAGGATACGCTTGTTGGCGCGCTGCTCCCATCCAATGTTAGCCCCTGGATTCCAGGGTGAGTTACTGAAACACAACTTATCAATCTCCAATGTGGGTGGTGTGGCACCCGTCATAATGCTCATCAGAATCTTGAGCTCACTCATCTTGTTGATAGTCAGTCTCTGTTCCTCTAGTGCACGAATCTCTGCGCGAATTCCATCAATCTCATCATACTTTCGAGCACCTGCACATTCAACAATCTTCTTATGGAGCACAACGAGCTGGGCGTCAATCGAATCAGAACGAGTAGACATTTTAACCTAAAAACTAAGTAATTGGGCGATTGAGATCCATTTTAAAGCGGGTGGCCAGTGACGTGAGTTTTTGCATAACAACTTGCAATCCAGTGACCCATTCTACCACATCGATAGCAAGCGCCTGGCTTCTCGGATGTCTTCGATATGAGGTAAACAACTCCGATCAGTGCTCCGAGAACGAGATTTAGTGGATTCATTGAAAAAGTAAGTTAGTGAGCGAATACGATCCATTTTATGTGTCAGAATAACACCCCATTGACGATCGTCCTCTTCTTCACGGGGACGTCGTGCATCTGAGGGCGACGCCGCGATGTCTGATGTCTGATCTCAGTCCTGATCACTGGGACGCTGACATTTGCCGCCGCATTGGCAACTGCAGTCTCATGGGCGAGACGGATCGCCGCCCAATGAGCATCACTCGCGGCTGCCTTTTCCGGGTTGAGACGTCGCCACTTTGCGGTGGCATACTCAGCAATCTCCTTGACACGCTCCTCGCTAAACCCGTGTCGCCCGCATGTTCCGTGTTGGTTTAGCTTCTGTTCGTCTCGCTCGAACTGTTCGTTTGCGCGTTCCTCGTCTGTGAGCCCTGCGACTCGCCACGACTCGACCATCCGTTCCCGTTCCATCTGTTCGTTTGCAAGTTGGCAGTATTCTTGATCGCGGAGAGACATCTTGTTCCTATCTTCCTATTTGTTGGACCGATCAAATCCATTTTAGACGGAATGACCATTGATGTGCTTCTTTGCATAGCATGTATCTTCAGTGTGACTATCGCGACCGCATCGACCGCACACATCGGAATCTAAAGTAAGTTCCTGAAAGCTAACTTCTTCGTCATCCGCACACGGGAAGTTGATAACTACTCCAGTCCTGATGTTCAAGAGTTTCATATACATACCGCATTGAGTTGCGTGGTCATCTCTGATTGAGCGGACAGACTTTAGCTCTACGACAATCTTCCCGTCAATGACGAGATCTGCACGGACTTGTCCAACTTCGACTCCCTCAAACATGACTGGGATAACTTGCTCAGACTTGTATGCAATATTGTACTTCTTCAACAATACCTCCATTGCATTGTGGTAGACACGTTCACTGAATCCTGCACCGAGCCTTGCGAAAACATACTTTGCGGCATTCTTGATTTGATCCATCTTAACCTAAAAAGTAAGTAAGTGACTGAATCAAATCCATTTTAGATGGTTACGCGTCGAGATTGTATCCAATCCGGACGGACGGATCATCAAACCTTGGAAAGAGTTCATTCTGGACAATAATCTGTCCTCCAATAGGAATTCTAATTTCATACATCCACTTGGTGAGATCGTTCCAATTTCCAGCCTTTTGGATTCGGTCTACAAACTTCATCATCTGATCAACATCCGGAAAGTCCTTTCGCTCACCCCTGAGATACACGGAGTAGCACTTCTTTGGTGTTGGCGGAGGTTCAACCTTAGGTGCCTTCGGTGCCTTCGCTACCTTTGGCGCCTTCGGAACCTCGGATGAACGGCGATTAGTCTTCACAGTGTGACACATCAGACACAGCGCCTGGAGATTGTCCAGTTCGTTGGATCCACCGTCTCTGAGTTCCTTGATATGATCGATATGGAATCCAGACTCATCAAATGGCGCCCCACTCAGTGGGCACTTGTAGTCGAGTACATTTCCTGCACACATAAACCTCTGGCGACCTGCGACCTGCTTCTTCATTGCGGCTGTTACCTTGCGTTGAGACATCTTAACCTAAAAAGTAAGTAAGTGACTAAATCAAATCCATTTTAGACAGCACACTCCCGGCAAATGCCGCGATTCATTGGAGTCTCGACACCACAATCCTCACAGTGGTTGATGTAGAAGTTGTCAATACCCTTTCTGATCTCGGCAAGCATCTCTTCGGTGACGGGACCGATCAGCTGGATCATCTTGTACTTGTCGCTACCGCTTCGATCCTTATACATAATCGAGTGACGGGTCTTTAACAGCTCCGTCTCTGCCTTTGGCACACACCAGGGATCTATGTAGCGGCGGCACATCGTCAAGAACCGCTCAACGACATTCTCCTTGGTAGCACTCGCTCCATCGTAGAGATCTTGGTATTCGAATACGATGATCTCAAATGTGGGCTCAACAGGCAAGCAGTGGATCTCGAAGAAGATCTCCTTCTCGATGTAGAGATTGGTGACGTTCTTGTCCACGCGTGCCTCCTGCAAGGTCTGTTGCCAGAGAGCATCAACCGTAGTCGAAACCTCCTCAGCATATTCATCAAAATACTGCATCTTCTTCACGTGCTGTTCAAGTGCATCTGTTGCTTCCTTGAACGTCTTGTAGGCTTCCGGGAGGACGATCTGCGCGTAGGGGCTCGCTTCGTGGACGATATAGACGGAGTTCATTCTGTCAGGCTACATCTAAAAATATTGACGACCTTAAATCCGTTTTACATCATAGTATGTACCAAATACACCTTCACCTCCAAAGCGGAACTCGAGGGTGCGTGGAGTCGGTGAACCATCTATGCGAACACGTGACATATCTGGAGTGCCCAATGTCATTGCTTGGCTGACAGCATTCACGTGATACATTACTGTACCATACGGTGCCCAACCCTTTTTAGCAAGATCTGTGCGTTTCTCCAGAAGCTCGGCGTAGGTTTCCTCTGTAGTCGCGCCCTGCTTCATAACTGCAATGACGACACTGTACATTATTTAGTTAAGCAGTAGAATACGTAATACCTTGAGTAAGGATCGGGATCCTTTGGGTCGTCATCGCCAACCAGATGTTTGTAGGTAATCATCAAATGCTTTTGAAGAATACGATATGCATTCACGTGATCCTCCAGTTCTTCGGATGTGATGTCTGACCAAACGATGTCAGGCCAGTTATATGATTCTAGATTATCAAGATCAAGAATGGGTCGAGGCGTCATCTCCTCCTCCATTATGTTTGATGGGTTAAATCTGTTTTGCAATAGCCTCTTTGATGAGGTCCCGAATTTCTTTCAAAACTGACAAGGGCGTATCCGGCGTAATAGATGCGGTGACAGGAAATATCTCATTTATCTTATTCTGCTTTTGCACAAGTCTCCGTTCTAGTTTTGCCTTAGATACTGCACTGGCATCAAGTGATTGCCGAATAGACACATCGGAAACTCTTACAATAAGCGCGGCCTCCGTTATTGTATTACCTTTGCCTACAAGTTCCCTTGCAATTGCGAGTTGTCTCGAGTGAATAGCACCAACCGTTCGTTCAAAGTGTTTCGCACATTCTTCAACACTTTTCCCCTGTTTTAGAAGTTGAACAAGTTCAAATTCCAGATGTGCAGTCCAAGGCTTACTGTTATTCTTTGGCTTCAATGACGCCTCCATTTGGTCTACAATATGGTTTAATATCTAAATTAAATCCGTTTTAGATGTTAGTCACTCAGTAGTCATATGGAGCGATTCTACGAAACACTCAAGACGATGGAGCCACCGGGTAAGGTACAAAAACTGGAACAGATTATCCACTTTTTGCGCTCAAACAACACGCACCAGCACGCAGATGCACTCCTGGAATTGAAAAATTGTTATTCTGAGCCCTTGCTTTTTAAGAATGAACGGAAGTTTAGGGCATATTTAGCTTGGTGTCATATCTACGATCTACCGCATCATCCGGCATTTGCTCATGTTCTCACTCAAACTTGAGGGTTGCCACAAGCTGTGGATACAGAGTGGCATAATCAGATGCCCACTTTGGAACTCGCTTGAATGGCTTGACATTCTTGTACTCGTCAATGACCTTCTTGTCCATCTCCGGGGTTCGCGGCGTCTTTGCTGGTGCAATCACCTCAGGACCAATCCGCATCCCACTCTTCAGCGCACAGAACTCATCTCCACCCAAGATTGCCAGCTCCTGCATCTGACCCATCGTCCAACCAATTGTTGTACCAGAATGATCGAATTTAATAAGCTCAAAGATAGCAAGCATCTCCGGATCCGTGCTCATTCCCCATCCATAGCGAGGCTCGCTTGGACCTCGCTTGACATACTCCCACGCGCCCGTCTTCTCGATGGCGTTCTCTGCCTCCTGAAGCATCTTATTCTCCTCCTCCGTGTATCCGATAGAGCAGTAGTTGAGAGGCATTTTCGACTGAATGTAAAAATTTTTGTTCAGAACAGATCCATTTTGGACGTGCTCTAGCGGTCAAGCTTTCGAAGATCATCCTGATCATAGCTCTCCCACATCTCCGCCAGCTCGACCTCGCGGATGCGAAGGAGCTTATGCCAGTCCTCGTACTGTCCCGGCGTCATCCCGCGACCCGTCATCGCCAGCTTCTCCTCGATGTTGCTCATCTCCTCACGGACAGTGTCGGGCGTCCGATGTGGGATGGGTCCGTAGCGAACCTCGTAGCACTTGAGGCAGTAGGTATCGCTCCACAGCGAACGGCTGCCACATCCTCGGCAGGGGTCGCTAGACTCTTCGTCACAGGTCGGGCACATCCGCCCCGAACCATCGCAGGTACACTTCCGCTGGCAACTCTGCGGACACGCGGGATCATCGCGGTCATCGCAGACCCGGATGCCACGCTCGTAGTCCCACTCGCCGTGGCAGACGTGCACCACCGGCGAATCTTCCCCGAACCGCTCAGTCCAGCAGTAGCTACAGTAGCCGTTCGCCCCGATGAACAGCTCCATCCCACAGCCCGGGCACTCTGTCGTCGAGTCCGTCTCGTGATCTTCGCAAGCCTTTCCACTCATCTCAACTTCCTTCTCACAATCAAGATCGCGACAGAAGAACGTGTGCTTGTTGATTGACATTTTCACCACCACATTCCTTCTTTCCTGGACTTATCAAATCCGTTTTGGACGGAAGTCCTTCGAGATGAAATACTGATTGTAGCAAATCTGCTTGTCCAGGACGTAGCCAAATCGCCAAAGATACTCGGGGATTTGCGGATCATTTGTGACATTCTCAATCACCATCAGCGACGGAGCAATCTTGGTAAGATCAAGTCCGTGCAGGCAGTCGAGTTCACCGCCTTCAATATCAAG